GAAATCGGTAAATTGATTTCACGCGCTATGGAAAAAGTAGGACGTGAAGGTGTAGTTTACATTGAAGAGTCTAAAACAGACGAAACATATCTTGAAGTTGTAGAAGGTATTCAATTTGATCGTGGTTACAAATCACCTTACTTTGTTACAAACAACAACAATATGTCAGCTGTATTGCAAGATGTTTCTATCTTATTGGCAGACCACCGTTTTACAAATGTAAAAGAATTGGTACATATTTTGGAAGGCGTAGCATCTAAAGGAAAATCATTGTTGATTATCGCAGAAGATATTGATGGTGAAGCTTTAGCTACATTGATTGTAAACAAAATGCGTGGTACACTTAAAGTAGCAGCTGTTAAAGCACCTGACTTTGGTGAGCGTCGTAAATTGATCCTTGAAGATATTGCTATCTTAACTGGTGGTAAAGTATTTGACAAGGAAAAAGGTATGAAACTTGATCGTTTTGATTTCGGATGGTTAGGAAGTGCTAAAACAGTTACAGTAACCAAAGAAAAAACTACAATCATTGATGGAAATGGTACTGAAGAAGATATTACATCACGAGTAGAGTCACTTACCTCTCAAATTGAAAACGCTGCTACACCATTTGAAGCAGAAAAATTACAAGAACGTTTATCTAAATTTGTAGGTGGAGTTGCTTTGGTTCACGTAGGTGGAAGTACTGAAACTGAAATGAAAGAGAAAAAAGACCGCGTTGATGATGCTTTACACGCTACACAATGTGCCCTTGAAGACGGTATTGTACCAGGTGGAGGTGCTGCATTGCTCCATGCTCGTGAAGGTATTACCTATAAAAAAGACGAATCAGATGATTTCAAATATGGTAAAACATTAGTTTACAAAGCATGTGGTAAACCGTTTGAAACTATTTTAACAAACGCTGGACACGCTGATCAAGATATCTACTATTTCAAACACAAAATTGGAGATCTTAGCGACAAAGAAAACTTCCAATGGTATGGTTTGGATATCAAATCTGAAACGATTGTAGATATGAAAGAAGCAGGTGTAATCGATCCACATAAAGTAACTAAAAACGCTTTATTGAACGCATCTTCAATTGCAGGTACAATCCTATTAACAGAATGTACAGTAGTAGACAAACCAGAAGACAAAAAATCAGATGGATTTGATCCGTCAATGATGGGAATGATGTAATATGAAAACTGAACAAGTAGAATATAACGAACTTATCGCAACACGAGTACCCCCTGGAGATCAGTGGGTGCTCGTAAACGATAAAAGTAAAGTGATTCACAAGTCACTTACCGATGCTTTAGAAGCATGGTTTGAAGCAAACCAAGAAAAAGCAGAATTTCGTTTGGCTCCTTTGGACAGTAAACTTTATGTTATACGAAGTGAGGTAAAAGAAATCCAACCTGAACCCGTTAAACGCTTTAACATTTACGGAGACCCTCAATAACGGGTCTCCTTTTTTACATATTTATAATTATGAAATTGACTGACATCTTACGCGAAATAGAAGGAGAAGAAGATGGTATGCAACAAGTAAAGGTACGTTATGACCTTGCTGTTGAACCCGCTGATCTCGATAAAGCATTAGCTGCTTTAAACGACCCTAAAACCTACGGTATTTACGCACAAAACATGCGAGACCCACAAGCTATTGTAAAAGCATTCGGTCCTTCAATCCCTGCACAAAAAGCAGGCGCTGCTTGGAAAGATTGGGACTCTCGTTCAGATGACGAAAAAGCATTCAAGTTAATTGATATCAAAAACAGAGTACCTGAAGCATGGGAAAAAGCTCAAGCTGAAGCAGAAGCAGGCTATGAAAAATGGCAAGCAGAAGGAAACGATGGTAGCTTAAACGACTATTTATTTTCCCTATCAGGTAAAGAACTTCCAAAAGATATTATTGGAAAATACGGTGCCAATTACTATCCAATGAAAACACCAGACAATTTGAAAAAATATGGTGGTAAATTGGAACAAGACATTCACTATGTAGTAAAAGATGGAAAAATTGTTTTCCCTCATACACTAGAAAACCCATACAAAACCAAACCATATTTGTCTAAAGTATTGAAAACAATCATGGACAATGCAGGAGTTGATTTCAAATTGGTTGATGTTGAACAAGATGTTGAGGCACCTAAAGCAGTAGAAAAACCTAAAGTAGAAGCAGTTCCACCTTTATCTTATGTAGCAGATACAAAAGACAAAGCTGAAAAAGCAAGAACACTATTCCAAAAAGAAATTGGAGAAGTACCTACTGTAACCTATGATATTGAACCAGTTGATATAAACGGTGAAAGAAAATACAAACTTGTAGTAACTGGATTCCAAAACCCAGATCAACGTGCAAAATTGTTTGCTAAAAAAACTACGTTGAAAGAAGAACAATATTTTGAAATGCGCCAAATGCTTGTTAGAGCAGGAATTATAAAATAGAATAGTATATTTATAAATAAAATACAATGACACAAGAACAATTACGTATGCAAATGCTAGCTGGTATCATTACAGAGGGCCAATATAAAGAAAAAATGGAAGAAGTAGATTCCATGGGTAAAATTGGAAAATCTTACCCTGCTCCTGGGTATGAAGATTCTATTTCTAATGAAAAAAACAATTCAAACAACCAAAAACTTTCTAAAAAAGAAAAATGGATGAAAAATTGGGAACCGAAATTCAAAATAATTAAAAGTATTATGGATGAATATAAAAATAGAGGTGAAGATCCTATTGGATCGTTTACTGAATTTGGTAAAGAAGTAGGAAAAAAATTTGGATGGGAGTTTTGGAATGATCTTCAATGGGCTAATCCTCCTAAAGCTGGTTTTAGATCACTTTTTTCATGGGCAATAGATAACGTAGCATTTAATCCATCCCAAGAAAATTTAATTCCTCCACAAAATATAATTTACCGAGGAGGTCCAAACAATTCTTGGATACTTAGAAAGTGGTAAAATATTAATAAAATAACTAAAGAAGCTTGCCTAGTGCAAGCTTTTTTTGTATAATACGGTTATGAAAGAAAATACGTTATATGTAGAACGTTTTCGTCCTACCGAACTGAAATATTATGTTGGTAACGAAAATGTTAAAGACACAATACAAAAATACCTAGACCAAGGTGATATCCAAAACTTCATCTTCTATGGTCCTGCAGGTACAGGTAAAACTACCCTAGCAAAAATTATCGTTAAAAATCTAGACTGCGATTATCTTTATATAAACGCATCTGATGAAAACGGAATCGATACTATTCGAGAGAAAGTAAAAGGATTTGCTAGTGCTGCATCTTGGAAAGGCATTAAAGTAGTAATCCTAGATGAAGCAGATTTCATTACAATCCAGGGACAAGCCGCTTTACGAAATGTAATTGAAACATTCTCTCGCTCAACACGTTTTATCTTAACCTGTAACTTTATTGAGCGAATCATTGATCCCCTCCAATCACGTTGCCAGGTACTTAAAATTGTACCACCAACAAAAATGGATGTGTATAACCATTTAACTTGGATTTTAGCTGATCAATTATCTTTATCATATGAGACAGAAGACATTAAAAACTTGATCGTTAAGTACTATCCCGATATGCGTAAAATGCTAAACGTTTTACAAATGTCTGTAAAAGATGATGCTGTTGTACTTGATGATACTGTTTTGACCTCAAACAACTACATCAAAGATGTATTGAAAGAACTAGCAGGTAAGAAAAATTGGATTACCATTAGACAGATTATAGCAGATTCAAACGTTAAGGATTTTGAGGAATTATATCGCAATTTATTTGAATATGCTCCAAAATATGCTCCAGGCAAGGAAGGATCAATTGCAATTATTCTAAACGAGCACCTATATCAAGCAAATTTCCGAATTGATAAAGAAATTAACGTAATGTCTGCAATTGCAAAAATAATTGAAGTACTATGAAATACCTATTAAGATATACTCTTTCGTGGATATCTCAAAATTTGGCCATACCTTTCTGGACAATCGGTCATATCCACTTGATGACAACAATATACGCTGACATACATGAAATTGTAATGTCACTTGGATTGAACATAATTGTGGCAGCTGGATTTATAGCTGACTTTATAGATTATAGAAAAGATAAATTAAACAATAAAAACAAATAAAATGCAAGAACAACCTAGATTAAACATCGATTTTAAAAACACAACAGCCGTAACCGGTTTTGATGGCGGACAATTGTTTGGACAAGCAGTTATCCTACGCAAAGTATCTAAATTTTTACTTGGAGCAGATGAGGATTCACTCATTCCAATTCCAGTATTCTATGATTTGGAATCTAAAAAAATCATTTTAGATACACTTCCACCAGACATTCGTGAGGAATATAAAGACATTGCCCTTGACCTCTAAGAAGCAAATAAAAGATATATGGGGGTGGTTGAATGAAATCACCCTCTATAAAACTCCTGTCGAAAATATTTCAGAAGAATCGTGGGACAAATGGAACTCTTACATGATACATCGATATGTATCTATGAATATAAATTATGTTGAATTAGCTAATTTTGTTCAAACTCTACCATACGAGAACAAACAACAAACATATACAATTTATAGAGAGATGATCCCAAAAGCTAAAACGTTCTTGAAGTACGTTAAATCAAGAACACAGAGACAGCCTGCAACGTTGGTAGAGTACGTAGCAAAACATTTTGAATGCAGTTTAGGCGAAGCTGAAGAATACATTGATATTCTACGCGAACATGGTGTACGAAAAGTTTTGTACGATATGGGGATCGAAGACAAAGAAGTAAATAAGTTATTAAAAAATGACAACAAATAGAGAAACATTTGGAACTAATCCAACAAACCCACTTCAAACAAGAACAATCCATAAAACAGACTCAATTGTTGATTCAGTAATTGATCAATTTGTATCTAGAGCACGTTTTGGAAAAGAAAAATATGGCACTGATTTAGATAGAAACGATTTAAGTGTTTTAGATTGGATCGAACATGCCAAGCAAGAGCATATGGATGCCATATTGTATTTGGAAAAACTTGAACGAATACTAAAGGGCTAATATTTATAATAAAATACTTAAAATGGATAAAGAAACTTTACGCATGCAAATGCTAGCTGGTGTGATCACAGAAAGTGAATATGCTGCTGCTATTAACCAAGAAGTTGAAAATACTGAAAAAGATTCACTTAACGAGCATTATGTTGCAGGTGGAATTGTAGGAATTGGAGCAATTACTCAAATCCCATCTCGTGCTAAAACAGATTACGAAGATGCTTTCGAATACTTTTTAAACCAAAAATACTCTATCAATGAGGAAATGGAATCAGATAATAAAGTTGAAGCATTCCTAGATGATATGATCAACACTTCAATCCCAGAAGATTCTGAAGAAGGTGAAGAAATAAATGGTGTTTGGGAAGCTGAGGAATATGCTGATGAAGACGCTTATGGTGAAGCTGCTCAAGAATTTAAAAATGCTCATGAATATATTATGGGTAAAGGTGGAGAAACCACTATTGAAGGAAATCCTGATGTAACATATAAAGCATTACCTAATGGAGATATTGCATATAGTTTAATTGCTACTCTAGATGAAGGTAAAGAAGTTGAAGAACCATACAACTACTAAGATGAACCCAAAAGATACAATTACAGTAGACGTTCCTCTATTCATTCGCTTATTGGAATATGCTCGTGAAGATGCTAACACAGATATGGATCTACACGATTTAGCAGAAAATATCATTGGTTTAAGCGAAGACGGAGAAGTTCTAACAATGGACGACTACAATTCAATTGTAGGTACAACTGAAGAAGAAATCGCTGAACGTAGAATGCTGCAAGTAAGAGCAGGTATTATCAAATAAGATGGCTAAAGCAAGAAAAAAAGGCAAGAAAGGCCGTAACAAAACCAATTTGGCAAAGTACCTTAAAATGATCGCTAAAAACGAGCAATTACTAAGCCAGTACAAGACGGCTTAGGACCGTTTGCTAGTTATAGCAAGAGAATACTTTTCACCGCTATCAAAGGTATTTTCAAAAAATTAAGAGAGCTTGGATTTTCCAAGCTCTTTTTTTATCTTTAAGTTATGAGAAAGAAACCTCCTGTTATACTCAAAGAAGTAAGAGAAAAACAATTACCACAAATAGACTACGCAACACAAAAGTCTATTTCGTACTCTCAAATGTCTATGTTCAATGAGTGCCCTAAAAAATGGTCACTACAATATAGAGAAGGACATAAGCAATTTACTTCTTCCATTCATACTGTTTTTGGAACTGCACTACACGAAACGCTCCAACATTACCTTACAGTAATGTATGAGCAAAGTGGAGCAGCAGCAGATCGTTTAAACACATCTGAAATGCTAGAGGAAAAACTTCGTGAAGAATATAAAACCCAATACAAAGCAAACAACAACCAACACTTTGTATCCCCAGATGAATTGAGAGAGTTTTATGAGGACGGAGTAGCAATTATAAGAGAGTTAGCAAAGGACAAAACAAAATATTTTGGTAAACGAGGATGGCATTTAGTTGGATGTGAAGTTCCTATTATAGTAACTCCAAACCCCAAATTACAAAACGTAATGTTCCAAGGGTATTTAGATGTTGTTTTATACAACGAAAAAACAAACAAAATCAAGATTATTGATATCAAAACTAGTAGACAAGGTTGGGGTAAGAAAGAAAAAGCTGATCAAAACAAACAACTCCAACTTATTACCTACAAAAAGTATTTTTCTGAACTATACAATTTCCCAATAGATAATATTGATGTTGAGTTTATGATTGTGAAACGTAAAGTATTTGAAAGTGACCTTTATGTTATCAAACGCGTTCAAATATTTAAACCAACATCTGGTAAAGTGAAATTAAATAGAGTTGCTAAAACGATTAATTCATTTTTAGAACAAGCATTTGATCGCAATGGTTTTAAAGATGTAGACCACCAACCAAGAGAAAACAATAATTGCAAGTGGTGTCCATTTTATAAAACTCATCTATGTTCTGCGACCTACTGATCTCCTCATATATGTATATCCGATAATATAAATAATAAAATCTATGAGTGAAAAAAACCAACAGTTAACTAGCGTCAAGCTAGACAAAGACTTGTTTGAGCAATTCAAAGTAGAATGCATTAAACGAAAGTTTAGCTTCCAAAAATTGAGCGAACGAGCAGTTCATCTTTACTTAACAAGTGATGAATTCAGAAAACAAATCCACAACCACAATGATTTAAGTTGGGAGACAGAAGAGTAATTTCTTACATTTAAAACAAAATAGTTATATGAATTCAAGTTTTAAGTACTTACCGCAAAACGAGCGGAAAAAAATCATGCTAATTTGTGACGACATTCGAGTACACTCCGGTGTAGCGACAGTAGCACGTGAATTAGTATTGAACACAGCCCAACATTTCAATTGGGTAAACATTGCAGGTGCAATCAAACACCCTGAACAAGGTAAACGATTTGATATTTCTGCAGACACAAACGCAAATACAGGTTTAACAGATGCTTCTGTATTTTTATATCCAGTAGACGGATATGGAAATCCTGATTTGATTCGTCAATTAATTGCAATGGAAAAACCTGATGCAATTATGTTGATTACTGACCCAAGGTATTTTGAATGGTTATTTCAAATCGAAAACGAGATTAGAAAAACAATGCCAATCATTTACTTGAACATTTGGGATGATTACCCAGCTCCATTGTACAATAAAGCGTTTTATGAGTCATGTGACGCGTTGTTGGCAATTTCAAAGCAAACAAAATTAATCAATGAGCTTGTTTTAGGTGAGAAAGCAAAGAAAAAAGTAATTGAATATGTTCCTCATGGTTTGAACCAAGAAATGTATTATCCAATTGAAAAAGAGGATGAAGTAAAAGAACTAGAGCAATTCAAAGCAAATTTGTTTGGTGGTAAAGAAAAGGATTTTATTGTATTCTTCAATTCAAGAAACATTCGACGCAAACAAATTCCTGACACAATGCTTGCCTTTAGAATTTTCTTAGATACGTTGCCTAAAGAAAAAGCAGAAAAATGTGCTTTGGTAATGCATACTGAAATTGTAAGTGAGCATGGTACAGATTTGGAAGCAGTTAGAAAAATTTTATTTCCAAACTATCCTGAAGCAGTTTATTTCTCAACAAACCGTTTAGACACTAAACAATTAAACCAATTGTATAATATTGCAGATGCTCAAATCCTATTGACATCAAACGAAGGTTGGGGTCTATCATTAACAGAGGCAATTTTAGCAGGAACTGTAATTATTGCTAATGTAACTGGTGGAATGCAAGACCAAATGAAATTTGAAGACGAATATGGTAATTGGTTTGAACCAACTCCAAAACTACCTTCAAACCATACAGGACGTTTGAGAAACCATGGTTGCTGGGCATTCCCCGTTTATCCAACAAACCGCTCAATTCAAGGTTCACCTAAAACTCCTTATATTTGGGATGATAGATGTACAGCTGAAGATGCAGCTGCTCGAATTGCTGAAGTATATGCTTTAGATAAAGAAACAAGAGATGGTCTTGGTAAAACAGGTCGTCATTGGGCAGTAAATGAAGCAGGCTTTACAGGTGAAGCTATGGGAGAAAGAGCAATTAACGCGATAGATCAATTATTTAACACGTGGACTCCACGAGAAAAATATGAGCTAATCAACGTTAATGACGTTAAAGAAGACACAATTGATCACGAATTTGTATATTAAAAAGTTATGGACAAACCAGTATTTGTAATTAGTTGCCCAATCGACACTTATAGTGGATATGGAGCACGTTCTCGCGATATCGTTAAAGCGATTATTGAAATGGATAAATATGACGTTAAGATTTTATCTCAACGTTGGGGAGCAACTCCATTTGGATTTATCCAAGCACACCCTGAATGGGAATTTTTAACCCAACATATTTTAAATTCCCCTCAACTCCCAGCACAACCTGAAATTTGGATGCAAATTACGGTTCCAAATGAATTTCAACCAATAGGAAAATTTAATATTGGATGTACAGCAGGAATTGAAACAACAGTAGCACCAGCTGAATGGGTTGAAGGATGTGGTCGTATGAATTTGATTTTAGGTTCTTCTGAACACACAATCAAAGTACTTAAAGAAAGTAAATTTGAAAAACGTGACCAAAAAACAAACCAACCAGTAGGATTTATTGAGTGGAAAGGTGATAATAGTGAAGTAATTTTTGAAGGTGCTAACACAGACATTTACAAACCAATCAAATCAACTTTTGATTTATCTAATGTAAAAGAAGAATTTGCTTATCTATTTGTAGGACATTGGATCCCAGGACAATTAGGTGAAGATAGAAAAAATGTAGGTTTGCTTATAAAAGCATTTTACGAAACATTCAAAAACAAATCCAAAAAACCAGCTTTAATTTTAAAAACATCTCAAGTAGGTTCCTCTTATATGGACCGAGATGAATTAATTAAGAAAATTCAAGCAATTAGAGCAACTGTAAAATCAAACAATATCCCAAATGTTTATCTGTTACATGGTGAATTTACAGATGAAGAAATGAATCAAATCTATAACCACTCTAAAGTTAAAGCTATGGTTAGCTTAACTAAAGGAGAAGGATTTGGTCGTCCATTACTCGAATTTTCACTTGTAAACAAACCAATTATCACAACAAATTGGAGTGGACATACAGATTACCTAAACCCAGAATTTACAACACTTCTACCAGGTACAATGACAAATGTTCATGAGTCAGCTGCAAATCATATGTTGATGAAAGAAGCTGAATGGTTTAGTGTAGATACAGGTCATGTAGGACACTATTTAAAAGATGTATTTGAAAATTATAAAGGATATGCTGAAAAAGCAAAACGTCAAGGTTTCCAATCACGTACCAAATTCTCGTTTGACGCAATGAAAGAAAAACTTGATAAGCTATTCACTGAAAAAATTCCTGAATTTCCAAAACAAGTTCAATTGCAGTTACCTAAATTGAAAAAAATTGAATTACCAAAACTTAAAAAAGTAGAACAATAATGCAACACGAAGAAATCATTAATTGTCCTAAATCAGGAGGTGACTTGTGCTATAAAGTACAAGTTGCCCCTGAAATTTATAACTACATGAGTTTATCTTGTGGTTTTTGGACAAACTCATTTATGACTGAAGACCATGAATTTTATATGCAACAAATGGAAACATTGCCTGAGTTGTATAAAGATTTAGCTTGGAAAGATCCTCAAACAGGTTTAATTTGGTTACCAAATACTATCAACAATCTTGAACAAGGTATGGTATTTGCTAATGGTACAAACGCTTCAAACTGGAAATGGGCTGCTGTTAAAGCAATTGAAATCCCTAAAAAAGAACAGAAAAACCACCCAATCCCAGGTAAACCAGGAGAATTTATGAAATTCAAAATGGATATGAAAAACATGCAACTTTTTGAAGAGCGTGATTATATTGAAGCCCTTTCGTATATTGGAATATTACCAAATTAAGATACATGAAAATAAGTTATGCTATCACAGTATGTAATGAATTTAAAGAAATTCAACGTTTAGTGCACTTTTTGCTTCAACACAAACGCATACAAGACAATATTGTGATTTTATTTGATGAAGCAAATGGTGACCCTGAAGTGGAGGCATTCCTTCGCTCCCACTCCCAAAATGGAGAGTTTATGTGGCATAAAGGAAAATTTGATCGCCATTTTGCAGACTGGAAAAACAAACTATCCAGTTTTTGCAAAGGCGATTATATTTTCCAAATTGACGCTGATGAAATCCCAAATGAAAACCTAATTGCTGTTTTACCTGAATTATTAGAAGAAAACGAAAACATTGATGTTTTCCTAGTCCCTCGAGTAAACACAGTAGAAGGTTTAACTCCCGAACACATTGCAAAATGGGGTTGGAGAGTAAATGATGAAGGCTGGGTTAATTGGCCTGATTATCAATGGCGAATCTGGAAGAATAAACCTGAAATTCAGTGGGTAAATAAAGTACATGAACGTTTAGATGGATTTAAAATGTATACAGCAATGCCAGATGTAGAATATTTTGCTTTATATCACCCAAAAACAATTGAAAAACAAGAAAAACAAAATCAGTTATACGATACAATTTAAGTTATGGAAGAAATTTTAAAATTAGTAGAAGAGTTTATTAAAGAAAAAGACTCTAAAAAAGAATGGATTGCTGGAAGAGATTTAGTACAATATGCAGGTAATTATTTTGATGAAAAAGAATATGTAGCTGCTGTTAAAACTTTATTAGGTGGTTGGTTAGTATTAAATCAAGAAGGTATTCGTTTCGAATCTCGTTTTCCTAAACGTTTAGGTAAAAAATTAGGTATTTTAACCAATAGTGGTTCAAGTGCTAACTTATTAATGTTAGCCGCTTTAACATCTAAACGAGGTATGAATTTACCTAAAGGGACTAAAGTATTAACTCCAATTGCAGGATTTCCAACCACTATTAACCCTATTCTCCAATTAGGATTTACCCCAGTATTTGTAGACATTGAATTAGATTCATTAAATTTGGATTTAGATCAAGTAGAACAAAAATTAAAAGAAGATCCTGAAATTAAAGTAATCACATTTGCTCACGTGTTAGGTAATCCACCAAACATGGATCGTTTAATGGAACTTATAGAAAAATACAATTTGATTCTTCTTGAAGATTGTTGTGATGCTTTAGGTTCAACATATAAAGGACAAATGCTTGGTTCATTTGGCAAAATGGCTAGCTGCTCTTTCTACCCAGCACACCACATTACAATGGGTGAAGGTGGATTTGTAGCTTGTAATGATATGGAAACAGAACGTATCCTAAGAAGCTTTAGAGATTGGGGTCGTGGTTGTTACTGTGTAGGTAAACAAAACCAACTTGAATGTGGTATGTGTAACCAACGCTTCAATAATTGGCTACCAGCATTACCAGACGATGTATTTGATCACAAATATGTTTATGAAGAAATTGGTTACAATTTAAAACCAATTGAAATGCAAGCTGCTATGGCATTTATTCAAATGCAAAAACTAGAAGAAATTGGACAAATTCGTCGTAAAAACCATAAATTGATTACTTCAATATTTGAAAAATATAGCGAATATTTCATTTTACCTAAAGCAACTGAACATTCTGACCCAGATTGGTTTGCAGTAGCATTAACAGTAAAAGATGGAGCTGGATTTACACGTGCTGAATTTTGTCAATTCCTAGAAGCAAATAAAATCCAAACACGTCCTTACTTTGCAGGTAACATTATGTTACAACCAGCATATGAAGGAATCATGGATGCAGAACAAGTAATTAAAGACTTTCCAGTTGCAAGAAAAGTAACTACAGATACATTCTTCTTAGGTTGTAGCCCAGTTATTACAGAAGAGCAAATTGAATATATTGGTACAATCGTAGATAAATTTTTTAACACGTTAAATAAATAAACCATGAAAAAATATTTAATCCTTACATATTCTACAGGCCAAACAGAACTAACATCCTATACATACCCTTTTTTAGAAAGATACTGTGAAAATCATAATATTGATCTTCTTATTACAAGAGAAAAACCTTTTCATATAAAAGAAAAATTTGACCAACAGAATCAAGAATGGGCTTTAGGTGGAGGAGAAAGACTATACGCATATGATTTATTTAACCTATATGATAGAATATTATGGATAGGGTCAGATGTGCTAGTACAACCTTATGCGCCTAATATTTTTGTAGAAACTCCAACAGGGTATGTAAGTGGGTTTGTAGAACATAGAAAAGGAGAACCTCATCACGCTGGGGATATTTGTGGAGATTGCTATAATGCTTTTGGAATACTTCCTGATCAGTATATTAATATTGATGTAATGATGGTAGATAAAGAATTAAAAGAAATATATAATTATAATAACAAAGATTTAATAAATAATATACATAAAGGAAAATGGGTGTATCAAGATTATTTTAATTATTACATTAAAAATAATAATATCCCATTATTTGATTTAGGATATAAATGGAATTGTATGATTTCAAAATATCTTTATACAAATACTCCTCTTCCTAATGATTGGTATTTTATGCATGTCACTGGAATAAGTGGGGAACAAAGGATAAATTTTTTAAAGAATTATTTAACTTCAAATGGAATGATATGATAACATTTTGTATTTCAACATACAACAATCTTCCTTATCTTAAGTTAGCTATTGAATCTGTTAGGAAAAATAGTTACTTTAAAGATGCCCCATTTATCATTCATGCTGAAAATTGTACTGATGGAACAAATGAATGGTTATTTGAAAATCAAGATAAATATGATTTAACTTTACTTGTTGAACCTGAAAATATTAAAGTTCGAGGTATTGGAGGGGGAATGAATATATGTGCTGATCATGTTAAAACAGAATATATAATGTTTCTCCATTCAGATTTTTATGTGAGTAAAAATTGGGATTTAGCCTGTTTAGAACAATACCAAAAAGAAAACAGAGACAAACTTTGGATTAGCTCACTCAGATTAGAACCAGCAATGTTCCCAGATCATATTCATTATTTAAATGGATCTAGACCACAACCTTTAGATAATATCATTGTTCCAAAAGATTATTTTGGAGAATATTATCACAATTTTGAAAAAGAAACCTTTGAAGAATATGCAGAAGAACTTAAATTGTTAAACAATTACACAATATTTAAAGGACAAGGTGTAAGTGGACTCATATCTAAAAAAGATTGGGATTTAATTGGAGGGAATGACCCACAATTTTCTCCAACAAGTTGGGAGGATAAGGATTTGTTTTTAAGAATGATTC